TTGATTGATAAAGAACCAGAGACGCCCAGCGAACTGGAAGCAGAGGAAGCGAAACTACCCGAACTAAGAGCGCCCGAAGTCCCAGAATTGCCCGACCGCTATCGCGGAAAGTCAATTGAAGACATCGTCAAGATGCACCAAGAGGCCGAAAAGGTCATTGGCCGTCAGGCCCAAGAAGTCGGGGAAGTGCGGAAACTAGCCGATGAGCTGATTAAGCAGAATCTCTCGTCAAAATCTCAACCTGTTGAGCAGGTAGAGCCTGAAGTAGACTTTTTTGAGAATCCCCAAAAGGCGATTCAAAAGACCGTTGAGACACATCCCGATGTTGTCGCTGCTCGCCAGGCGAGTATCGAGTTCAAACGGATGCAAACGCAGCAGCGCTTGGCGCAAGAGCACCCTGATTTCATGGAAATCAGCGCCGACAAGGATTTTGAGACATGGATTAAATCGTCTCAGGTACGACTCGAGCTCTACACCCGAGCAGACGCACAGTTTGACTTCGATGCGGCTAATGAATTGTTGTCAACCTATAAACAGTTGCGGGGCATTAAGCAAAAGCAGGTGGAGCAATCCGGTAAGGAAGCCCGCCAGCAGACGCTCAAAGCCGCGCAAGTGGATACAGGGGGTACTGGGGAGAGTTCAAAACGTGTCTACCGCAGAGCTGACCTTATTCGGCTGAAAATGACCGACCCAGCTCGCTACGATGCGCTTGCCGATGAGATTATGGCGGCCTACGCAGAAGGACGGGTCAAGTAAATTTTACTTTTGACTTTAGGAGTTAGACATGGCAACCGCATTTAACCCAGCAAATAGCGTAACGACAACAACAGCAGCAACCTTCATCCCCGAGATTTGGAGTGATGAGATTGTTGCGGCCTACAAAAAGAACCTGGTTCTGGCCAATGTTGTTATGAAGATGAACTTCCGTGGCAAGAAAGGTGACACCGTACAGGTTCCAGCCCCAACCCGTGGCAGTGCTTCGGCCAAAACCGCAACCAACGCGGTTACCCTGATCGCTGCGACCGAATCTGAAGTCCAGATCCTGATTAACAAGCACTACGAGTACAGCCGCCTGATCGAAGACATCGTCGAAGCCCAGGCTCTGAACTCGCTGCGTCAGTTCTACACCAGCGACGCTGGCTATGCACTGGCCAAGCAAGTTGACACCGATCTGGTTCAGCTCGGTCGTGCTTTCAACGGCGCAACCGTCGGTACCGACGACTACGCTACCAGCAACACCACCACCAAAGCCTACATTGGCTCGGATGGCACCACTGCGTACAACAGCACCAGCTCGAACGCTGCCGCCCTGACTGATGCTGCGATCCGTCGCACCATCCAGCGTCTGGACGACAACGACACCCCAATGGACGGTCGTTTCTTCATCATCCCACCATCCAGCCGCAACACGCTGATGGGTCTGGCTCGCTACACTGAGCAGGCATTCGTGGGTGATGGCAACGCCATCCGTAACGGCGAAATCGGCAACCTGTACGGTATCCCTGTGTTCGTGACTTCCAACGCTGACTTCGGCGCTGGTAACTCGGGCGCTGACCGTATCTGCCTGATGGGCCACAAGGAGTCGATGGTTCTGGTTGAGCAGATGGGCGTGCGTTCGCAGACCCAGTACAAGCAGGAATACCTGGGCACGCTGTTCACGTCCGACATGCTGTATGGCGTTAAAGCCATGCGTACTGCCGCGACTACGGGCGCTGCAACCTCGTCCTCGGCTTTTGCTCTGGCTGTTCCAGCCTAATTAAACTCCCCGGCTTCGGCCGGGGATTTTTAACCTAATTAGGAGAACATCATGGCAAATGCAACTTCCGTCGTGGTTCGCGCTGGTAATGACCAGTTTCGCGGGCTTTATTCCAACACCTGGCTAGTCAAGGCCACACTTAACGCCGACAGTTTGGCTGATGGCGCGGGGGATACTGACACCGTGGCTGTCCCCGGCGTAGCACTGGGCGACATGGTGCTGTCAGCCTCGCTGGCCGTTGATGTGGCTGGTCTGATCGTGACCGG